GGATCAAGTTGCTGAGTATTTTTAAGGTTTTTTTGAGATCCCCAATCTTCGGGATATTGATTAAGTTGTTCTAGTATTTTAGATACATCAACACCAGTTTTTATGATACGAATATTTTTCATAGACCATAACTAAATTCACCCTTGGCAATTACATCAAGTTTTTGCATTACTTCTTCAGTAAAGTATTTTTCTGGAGTTTTTAAAATTTCTTTGGCATAGATTTTCTTACCATCAATCTCATAACGTCCTGCAACGTTCTTCCACATTCCCCCAAGTTCACCCAATTCAAGCAAACCATAATACTTATCAAGACCACGTTCATCATAGAACAAACGAATTTCTACTTGCTGATTTTCTTTACTCAAACGTGATTTTTGAGTCTTTGCACGGATAATGTTTCCAATTACTTCTGTTCCATCTTTTTCTTTAGATTTGGAAAGATAAATGATAGTAGATGCGGCATATTGTAATCCAGAACCACCTGACATTTGCTTACCACCATAAAGAGACATCGACTCATATGTGTGATTTGTCACCAGCATCGGTATATTTGCCTGTCCCAATTTAAGAGTAAGCATTCTAAATGCACCCTTAATAAGTTGTGCCTTTGTCATATCACGAGTATCTTTCTCCGCAAGAGCATCGTTAATCTCTTTATTTGTAGAAAGCATTCCTAATGAGTCTAATACAAACATACAAGGATTCCGATCTCCTTCTGGTTTTTTCAAGTAAAGATCGACTGCCTTTAGTGTCTTAGTACGAAACTCTTCAACTGTAACAACATTGACGACCACGACTCTAGTTGTGTCGATTCCTCTGCTTTCCAGTAGGGATCTGGTGATTGCAGCTTCAGTATCAAAATACAAGCAGTATCCAGTAGGATTATTATCAAGAAAATTTTTGACCACTGCCAAACTAAAGAAAGTTTTTCCAGTAGAAGTTTCACCTGCAATTGCAGTGATTTTGTTACCAGATACACCACCAAAGATACTCCCAGATACAAGAGCATTAAATATGTACGAACCCGTGTCTACATAAGTTTCAGTTTCGTCAATGTCTGATGCCAGTTGCGTGTATTCTCCACCAATCTCTTTTACAATGTCTTTAAGAAAATCCATAATTACTTATTCTCTACCTGTTCTTTATTAAGATAATTCATTTTATATGTCCAAAGTTTTTGGTATAGTGCAACATCTCCACCCAATCTCATCGCACTAATAATAGTATTCAATTCCTTTTCGTTAATAGGCAGTTCCATCAGGTAAAAAATGACTCCAAGGTTGTCGTTTGTTCTGTTTTCCACCCAATTGCATCAAGAATGGATTTAAGTGGTTCAAGAAAACTCTTCTCAAATTGTAGTTCATAGTCGATGTATTTGTCAAGACCCAGTTCTGTTGGAAAGTCTTGAATAAAAGAGATGATATTTTCTTGAATAATATTCGGTTTTTTAAGGTAAATAAATTTAACCTTCTCACCATTACCGATAAGTGAATATTTATTGGTAAGATTTTTCTCCTTAATATAATGATTGAAAAGAAGGGCACCACGAATATGAATAGGTGTTCCTTTAGCATAAATGTCGGAGTGAGAACGATACTTGCGAACATCGGATGCTGTGCGAGGAAAAGCAATCTGCTCTGGTGGAAGTTTTCTAAAGTCAGAACGACACTTATCAATAAACCCAATCACCTGTTCTTCTGTTCCACTCATCATAATCTTCAGACCATCCTTAATCATCTGACGACAAGGTGCTGGAGTGGAAGATTTAACTGCCTCAATGCCCATCATCTTAAGTTTAGGTTCCTCATAACGAACACCTTCACTATCCCAGACATTTAGAATATAACGCTTCTTGGCAGTCCAGATTCCACGATCAGCAATATTCTCCCGCTTCATCTGCATCTTCTGAGCATAAGCATTTACATAGTCCGCCAATTCTTGGTAACAACTTTCAATATACTTTTCAAGTTCCACCTTAGCGATCTTATCAAGGAACGAAACAACGCCTTCAATAGTTTTTTCTCTTCCCTTGTATACAGTCTCCACCAAAGGACCCATATTAAGATAGATAGAATCAGTATCCGAAGCAATAACATAGTCAACATCATTTGTCTTAAGAATTTTGTTTAAGTAATTATTAAGTTTTTCTTCAATCCAACGAATTGAAACCTGTCCTGAAAGAGTGATTGCCTCAGCATTTGCTAGTTTAAAATACCTAAACCATTGATTTCCCACACTACCGTAGGCAGAGTTAAGAGAAATCTTTTTTGACATCTGAATATTATTACATCTAGCAATCTCCTTTATAGTTTTTTCCCGCAATGATTTTAATTGAGAATCAGACAATTCAGATAAGTTCACATTTCCACCCCTTTGCTTTACCTTTTGTGATAATTTTACCATTTTTACTGCTACTAACCCAAAGAGTAGAATGTGGTAAATTATTTTCTTTGCACCAGTCTTCAAATCTATTAGTAATAATTTCTTCTCCTGTCGGAGATGTTATTTTAAATGTTGAAGATAAACAATCTCTCATATAATCTTTATTTTCTTTCCAATGGTTGATTGACCATTCTTTCATAAATTCGGAATGTTCTGGTCTTTTTTTACCAGTATTAACTTCAACTGCTTTTTCTAAATTTTTTAAAGCAATCTGCTTATATTTTGAATTTGATTTTCTAATTTGCTTTCCTTTTTGAGAAACTATCATCCGAACTTCTTCAGATTTTCTCATGATGTTATTATTACCCAAATTAATGCCATTAGCATTTACATAATTCCAACCACCTTTCCCCCCAACATTCACATTATAACACTCCTCTTTTTTATAATGCTCTGCAACTATTTTTTCTTCTTTTAGATACATTTCATCTTCTCCATTACAAAATTCAATAATTTCCACATAAAAGTTTTCCTTTCCATATTTTTGTATTGCTTTTTTTAGAGCAACACCAGAACCCAAATATCCATCATCAATATTTTTAGTAGAATGTGCCCCATAATAATATTTTCCATTTAAACAATTTGTTGTTTTGTATATGAAATGATACATCTAAAGTAATAGTTTCCTATAGCACTATTTATATAATTCCCCTCCTTCTCATTTCAGACTCAATTTGTTCCAATTTTTTCTTTCCCTCAATCATCTTTTTCTTAAAGATTACACGATCATTGTACATTTTTTCCATCAGTTCAGGAAGAAATCCACGAACATCTTTACGATACATTGCACCATTTGCACAGACGGCATACTCTTTATAAGGTTCAAAATCAATCTCTTGGTTTAGAATCTTATCAACAGTTACCGATGGATGCCTTTGTTCTACTAAAGTTTCTGGTGAAATATTGTACATTTGGATTAAATGTGGATATAGGGAATTAAGGTCAAAATTAACCACCCATTCATAAACACCAGGAATCGGTTCTTTTACATAGGCACCAGCATACTTAGAATCTTTATCAGACCTAACATTTGGAGGAATCACAATATTTCTCTTTTTTAGATAGTTGTAGATAATCGTATCCCACATACGAACCTGAGAAAACACATCAGCATAATTTGCCTTAGCATCATATGCCATTGTCAAAGCAAGTTCAATCAGTTTCATCTTGTCTTCCAATCGGTCAACAAGTTCAACGTCCTTGATATTGTATTCTACAAACTTCTGCCAACCTTTGGTATAGAAATCTTTAAAAGTATTGAACTCAGAGTGATCAAGTTTTTGTTGCTGTAGTTCTACATTTGCAATATGATCTAGACGATAAGATTCCTGTGCCTTATAAGTGAATTTCTTATAAAGATTCAGATAATCAAGTTGACTGACTCCACCAATATCATATGCAATGTGCTTACGTCCAATAATAAATTTTTCAGTTTCAGTCACCAATCCCCAAGGAGACATTCTCTTCATTAGTTTTTCACCAAGAACACGATCTATACGACGAACCAAATATGGAATATCATACAATTCACTATTCCAACCAGTAATGACTTCTGGAGTATTTTCCTCAACCATCCACCAACTAATGAAGTCGTTCAACAAATCATATTCGTTCGTAAAAGAACGATAGTTTACATTCTTCTGCTGATTGTTGAATTTACCAAGACCCCAAGTACGAATCTGTTTAGTATTATAATCTTGGATTGAAATGAGCAGCACTTCCTCAGCAGCACTTTCTACATCAGGAAATCCATTCTCAGATGCAACCTCAATGTCAATTGTTGTAACTTTGATTTTATTGATATCAAATTTGAGTTCATCTTCTGGATAGGTCTCAGAAATATATTGATAGATGTATCGATCATTTCCAGAAATATTGAAACCCTTTACACCATCATACTTCTTAATAAACTCTCTACACTCTCTTACAGTTCCTGGTTGAACTGCTTCAACATATTCACCATTCAGTGTTTGATACTGAGTATTCTTTTTTGAGGGGACAAAAAGAGTCGGATAAAACTTCTCACGAGTCATGAAATGTTTACCATTTTCATAACCACGAACCAAGAAGTGATCCCCGACCATCTGAACGTTTGTATAAAACCGATAATTCATTAGGCAGTTAATTCAAGATACTTTTCAATAATTTCTTCTTTTGGATCAACTATAGTAAGAATACTATCAGAATGAATCATTATTTCTATTTGATCGGTCATATCAGGCCAAACAGTTAGATTTCCTTCAGAATCAATTTTATAAGGATTGATGAGTTTACAATCTGGTTCTCCAAGTTCAGAACCAACCTCAACAATCTCAGTAACAATTACATTATCAATCTTCAATAGAAGACACTTGATCGTTTTTTCCATTTACCTTTTCCTCATACATTTTTTTAATATTTTTAATTGGTTCAAGAATAGTAACAATCCAATCTGGTGGAACAGGAATTTGTTCGTCACTAGTTAAAACAATCCATGGAGATAAAGAAATTTCCAAGTCTCCTTTCGAATCTTCATTTTCTTCTATCAATAGAATTGACTTTCTAACTTCTACTGTATGAGGTTTTGTGAACAAGTATCCACAAACTTTATCATCAGAGATAAGTTCCTTTGCATCAGAAATAATTGTTTCACCAGATTTCAATAATGCTAATTTAATTGACATTTTTCTAATCATTCCTCCATTGATTATAGCAAAAAAATGGGGAGATGTCAACTGGATTTTGCCAGTTGCTCCCCCCTGCGGCAACAATATTCAAACGTATTTATTCTTCCTCACATCCCCCGCGGCCTCCACCACCAGGATTAAAAGGAACCGCTCTTCCCTTTGGAACTCTTTGTTTTTTATGAGTTTTAGGATCAATCACTGTGTGTGCTTGAGCTATCGGATAAGAAATCGTTGCTGTTTCCTTCATGAACTCCTGAAACGATTTCATATACTTTTCTCTTTTGATGCTCCGGAATAACTCTATTTAGTTTGACGGTGAGTAATCCATCAACAAAAGAAACATCTTTAACTTCTACATCATCAGAAAGAGTCCACGTGCGTGTGAATGCTCTCTTTGCCAATCCTTGATGCAGATATGTATCTTTAGAATCTCCAGATTTTTTTGCTTCTACAAAGAGTTTATTCCATTCTGTAGTGACTTCAATATCTTCTCTTTTATATCCAGCAAGTGCAATTTCTAATCTGAAATCAACACTACTTTCTTTGACTAGATTGTATGGCGGATAGTTAGTATGCGTCTCATACGCAGTATCAAACCTTTTAAACCACTCATCCAATCCAATACTATTTCTTTGAATCTCCATGAGATACTTTGCAGTTTCTGGCACTGAGAGTGTAAGCGAACTTGTTCCGAACATGATAGACCTCCTTAAAGCGTCTGTAAGTTAATAATGTCCCCGAAGGCAACATCATTAGTATATATGAAAGAACATAAAAAAGGGGAGTGTTGTTCTCCCCACTTTTTTATTCGGTTTCCTCTTCTACTCTTTTCTTTTTGGCGCCAATATTATACTTGGTTTCCAGAATCCAATCTCCTTTGTCCTTATAGGAAAGAACTTTAATTTGATTCAGTGGCGCAATGTCTGCAATCTTAGTAGCATCAACGATTTCTACAAGACCCCAATCAGCAATCAATTGAGCAATACGGTTACGACGCTGAACATCATTTACCGTAAGATTGACGTGTTTGCCATCAAGAGCAAACAGTTCTTTAAAATGCACGAGATAGTATCTACCTTGCTTATGAAGAATATG